TTCGTGGCGCTCTGCATATGGCGTATTGCAGAATATGCAGTATCTGTTAGGCTTGTCTTTCCAGCCGTTATATGACGGCTTTTTCTTTTTGTCCCTTGGTTTTGGAATTGCACAGGTTTTGTAATAATCTATCATCGTTCTCAGCTCCTTTTTTCATTCGTGTGTATCCGGCGGCTTTAAACGCGCGTTCGGTGAGCGTTTCTTTAATTTTTTCCAGCTCCTGCGGAGAGTAGTCCGCCATGGGCTTATCGTTTATGTATATTTCAATTTTCATGACGTCTCCTTTCCGTTAAATTTATGAGCTCTTATCTTTGTCCTATGAGAAAAAAATGTGTAAAATAAATGCTGCAGCGAGAATAGATGTGGACAGGTTTATGATTGTAAGATGTCTTTTATATTTTTTATTTTCTTCTTTTTTTCTCTCGCCGGATATATGCCGAAACTTTGAGAAATTATATTCAATTTCTCTTACTTTTTTTGCTAGTTCGTCTAGGTACTCGGGAACAGTTAACACCTCCCATTCTCCGGCCATTATTTTATATAATGCGCACTCCGCATTGTCATACAGTGGTCTCCCGTTTGCGTAAAAAATTGAATCATTCTCCTTGTAGATGAGGTGGCTATTCTGATACACCTCTTCTCCCTTTAGCCTGAGTGCTGTCCCTTTCTCCCTGGCCTCTTTTAGCGCGTCTTCAAATTTCATTTTTGCTCCTCACTTTTTAAAAAGGTTTTGGGTTATTAAATCTTTCTTCCTTTTTCTGATTGATTTTTTAATTATTTCCTGTTTGCACCACGGACAAATATCTAATGTAATATTTTCCTCTTGATGGGTATTCGGCGGCGCCGGAACCGTGTTTTTTATGACTGCGGATATGTACTTGCACCCATTTTCGACACAATATCCACTTTTTGCGATATAAGGGATTTGATGTCCGCAAATATCACAAATTACATTTATTTTATTACTCATCTTTTTTTCTCCTTCGTTACAACTCATCATGGTCGCATACTATAAGAAGTTCATCACACCCTGGAAGCGGGGGAAGTCCGTACTCTTTGCGCATTTGGTTTATTGTGATTTTTCCCGCTCCAAGATCATTAAATAGTTTTTCAGCTTTTTCTTTCGTCATTGTTCTTAATGCCTGTTTTATTGCATTGCTTTCGACTTTAATCTCCTCTCTCATCTTTTTCCTCTTATATTCATTTTTTATATTATTGTCCTTTTTTCTCTTTTGTTATATAATTCGTGTGACGGGAGGTGCGACATGGATAGTGACTTCAAGCAAATTGTTTTGACTTTTTATGAACGTCGTACTTTGAAAAAATCACGTAAACCTGACGTGCCCGTTGGCAAATGTCTCTGTTTGCTTCGCCATGGTTTAGTAATTGAAAAAACATCTGGAAAGCCGGGAGAAATGCCGATCGGAACAGGGTTTTGCACCATATCTCCTCGTGGTATAGATTATCTGGCCTTTAGGCGAGATTTGAGCCGCGAAAGATTCTGGATTCCATTTTCCGTCAGCATTGTAACCACCCTACTATTAAACGGAATATTACAGTTGTGGTCGTAGCCACCATGGCCGATAATAAAGATGTTCTTATGATGTCTTTTGTTTCAGGCTTAAGCTCTTTTCGTTCCCTCATCTTCTCTCCTCTTTATTTCTCGTATGTTCGTTTAGTTTACTATAGTAAACTTTTATAGTAAAAAAATTTCACCCACACTTTTATCTAGTGAATTTGCAATCTTTATCAATGTGCTTATTTTGACGTCTATATCTTTTCCCGTTTCTAAATGGGATATTATTGTTCTTGCAACGCCCGATTTTTCTGCCAATTCTGATTGAGAAAGCATTGCGGCTTCTCTTATATTTTTTAATTTATTTTCCATATTTGCCTCCTTTCAAGGTCAGTTTACTATTGTAAACAGCATTTGTCAAGCCTTTTTTGTTTAATTTCGTAAACTTTTTATTGACTTATTTTTACGATATTGTATAATGGAGTAAACAAAGGAGATGAAACAGTGAAATTAAGTGAAATAATTAAACAATATAGAATTCAAAACAACTTTACAATGCAAGACTTTGCCGAGCGCGCAGGTTTGAGCAAGGGATATATTTCTATGCTCGAAAAAGGTAAGCACCCTCAAAGCAATCGAAAGTTAATTCCATCAATTCAAACCTACGCTAAAGTTGCTGCTGCTATGAATTTGAATATTGACGAACTATTCAGCCAATTAAATGACAGCGAAATGGTTCGATTAGGCACTACAGAATCAGCCTCTGCTCCACTCCCTCAAAATTCTCTTTCTTGCGACGAGAACCAAATTATTACTGCTTATCGAATGGCAGACGATATAACCAAAAATATGGTAAAGCGTTGTTTGGGTGTTGAAAATAATAAAATCAGTGAAATAAAAGTTTCTAAAAATACTGATATTCTCCGGGCGGCCCATAAGAGAACCGATATTAAGACTACTGAGGAAATGGACAGATTTGACGAAGATATAATGAATGATGATGACTTTTAACTTAGCGGCGGAGGTTGCTATGAAATACGATATTTTAATTGACGAGGCGCTATCCGAGGGATTGATCGTAAAAGAAAAGCCCCTGCAGGGCAACGACGGCCTGATTGTGGGTAATCGTATCGCGATACGAAAAAGTATAGAAACTACTGCACAAAAATCATGCGTTTTAGCTGAGGAACTTGGCCATTATCATACCTCTGTCGGTGATATTTTAGATCAAACGTCATTAGATAATCAGAAGCAGGAGTTAAAAGCCCGGCGCTGGGCATATGAAAAAATGGTTCCTGTAGAAAATATCAGGTTTGCCATCGCAGACGGTCATGTTGAAATATGGGATATGGCTGAATATTTAGATGTGGACGAAGAATTTCTAAGAGAGGTTTTGGAATATTATGCTGTTGTTGGCAAGATGATATTTCTGGATAATGTGGGATAGGAAATATAGGCAGGAGGCAATTATGACCGATTTACAAGTAAAAAATGAATTATTGTTTGAAGATATTAAACACGTCGATGAGGATGGCGTGGAGTTTTGGTACGCAAGGGAACTTCAAGCAGTGCTTGGTTATACAGAATGGCGTAATTTTGAAAAAGTAATAGAAAAAGCTAAATTGGCATGTGAAACGGCTGGAGGCATTGAAATTTCCCATTTTGTTGACGTCAACAAAATGGTCTCTTCTGGTGTTGCTGACATACCTATAAAAGATATAATGTTATCGCGTTATGCCTGCTATTTAATCGCCCAAAACGGAGACCCACGAAAAAAAGTTATAGCTGCAGCTCAGTCTTATTTCGCAGTTCAAACCCGCAGGCAGGAGCTTCAGGACAATTTTGAACAGCTGACAGAAGATCAACGGCGTCTCGCGATAAGACAGGAATTGAAAGGCCATAATGCTTCGCTTGCCGAGGCTGCTAAAAATGCCGGCGTTGAAACCCAGAAAGACTATGCTGTTTTTCAAAATAAAGGCTATCAAGGTTTATATGGCGGGTTAAGTGCAAAAGATATTCACGCCAGAAAAGGGTTGAAAAAGAGCCAGAAAATTCTTGATTACATGGGAAGTACCGAGCTTGCTGCGAATCTTTTCCGTGCAACTCAAACAGATGAAAAACTGCGCCGCGATAATATAAAAGGGAAAGAAGAGGCTAATCAAACCCACTATAACGTAGGGAAAAAAGTCAGGGAGACCATTCAGGAGCTTGGCGGTACTATGCCGGAGGATCTTCCTACGCCCGACAAAAGCATAGGCCAACTTGAGAGGCTGGAGCAGAAAAAACTTGAAAAGAAAAAGGAGTGACGCCAAAGTTTAACGTTTGATTACTACCCCCCCAGGGTTGTAATATATATCAAAGTAAAATTGGAGGGAAAAGATGAAAAGATTGTATTTGTTAATTTGTTTAGTATGTTGTATTTTTATTGTGGGCGGTTGTTCGTCTGGCAACAGTGATCCAGGTGATGAACTTTCTAGTTTATATGCTGAATATCCTGATTCCCATTCACTTTCAGATTTAGAATATGAAGTTGGCACGGAATTGCAAGTCGATTTTATTACAATGCCTAAGGATTACGATATTTCTAATATAAAAGGAATTATTTCCGAGGGTGATGAAATTGCTGAGTTTCATTTTCAAGATGGTGGCATGATTATAAAATTCATCGAAGAGGGGCGCGCAACAATTCTTTTCGAGTGTGATGGAATTGAAAGTAATAGTTGTACCTTTGTAATTAGGGAATCCGATACGAGCGAAGAGGGGCAAGAATCTGAAATCGGTGATGTATCTTCAGGAAAAGCGTCATCATCTCAAACTAATTCTAATTCGTCCTCAAGTGGAAAATCTTCGAGTCATGGCAATAGTTCCTCAGCTTCTGGCAATCAGTCTTCAACCGCTTCCAGCGGCCAGTCTTCAACCTCTTCGGGTAGTCAGGCTTCAAATACTGATAATTCGTCGAGTTCCGTGAGTAAGCCATCTGATGATGGGGGTACTGTAAGTGCCGGGAAAAGGAACGCCCTCCAAACGGCAAAAAATTATCTTTCCGTGATGCCTTTTTCCAAATCCGGATTAGTTAACCAGTTAGAATATGAGGGCTTTTCTACTGAAGAATCAACTTACGCTGTAAATAATTGTGGCGCAGATTGGAATCAGCAAGCATTAAAAAGTGCTAAAAATTATCTTAATGTAATGCCTTTTTCTAAATCTGGATTAGTTAATCAGCTAGAATATGAGGGGTTTACGAGTTCCCAAGCGAATTATGGCGCAAATAATTGTGGTGCAGATTGGAATCAGCAGGCTGCGAAAAAGGCTAAGGACTATTTAGATATTATGTCATTTTCTAGAGCTGGTTTAATCGAGCAGTTAAAATATGATGGATTTACGCAATCTCAGGCCGAATATGGGGCTAATTCTGTAGGATTATAAGGAGTTATTATGAAAAACGCGGCATGTTATATTCGTGTATCTACCGAAGATCAAACTGAATACAGTCCCGATGCTCAGCTCAAAGAGCTTCGGGACTATGCCGCAAGGCACGAGCTGCTCATCGCGCCTGAGCATATTTTTATTGACGCAGGCGTAAGCGGGAGAAAGGCTTCTAAGCGTCAGCAATTTCAAAATATGATTGCTACTGCCAAGAGCAAAGATCGGCCCTTTGATGTTATTTTAGTGTGGAAATTTTCGCGATTTGCACGTAATCAGGAAGAAAGTATATTATATAAATCTCTTTTGCGCAAGGAATGTAAAGTAGATGTCATATCTATTACCGAAGAAACTAATGGTAATGTTTTCGGCTCTCTCATAGAACGCATCATCGAATGGATGGACGAATTTTATTCCATCCGCCTAGCCGATGAGGTTCGTTCTAAAATGTCTCTCGTTGCCGAAAAAGGTATAGTTCAGACTATTGCGCCGTTTGGATATATGAAAAACCCAGGAGAAAAACTGGAGATAGTCCCGGAAGAGGCGGAATGGGTAAAGATTATGGCTGAAAAGGTATTGAACAAAGAAAATCTTCGCTCTATTTCCGATTATTTAAACAGACGCGGAGTCAGGACCCACCGAGGAGGAAAATTTGAGCCGCGAACTGTTGAATACATTCTGCGAAATAGAACGAATGCCGGGGTTGTCCATTGGACGCCTAACCAGGGTGAACATTCTGAACGCAATCCATATTCTGATAATACTATAATTGTGGAAAATGCATGTCCTGCAATCTATAGCATAGATTATTATAATCAAATAACCGCTGAACTCGATCGTCGAAAAAAGGCTAATAAAAAATATGCTAAAGTAAATGTTGGAAAAAAGCACTGGCTATCAGGATTTTTAATGTGTTCAAATTGCGGTGGAAGTTTGGTATATAGCGCTGCGCATGGTGGCTTTCAGTGCTATAAATATGCAAAAACCCTATGTGATGTGTCTCATTATGTGAGTGCTCGCAAGATTGAGGCTGCGGTAATAGAGGCACTTGAAAGAGTAACCATAACTGATGATTTTATCAAATCCAATACAAAACCAACGAATAGCAAGGCAGCACAGTACGAAGCGTATATCAAAAAACTTGAGGATATGCTAGGCAGAGCAAGACGCGCGTACATTGAGGGTCTTGATACGATCGAAGAATATGGCGCCAATAAAAGCCGTATCGAAAAGGAATTAAATTCCGTAAAAGCGGAGATTGCCGCCCAGACGGTTGAATACAGGCCAAAAGATGATGTTATTAAGCAGTTTAAACAGATTTCGTCGTTGATAAAATCCGAGGCGCCTGATGAGGTTAAGCGCGCCGCCTTTGGTGAAATAGTCGAAAAAGTCATATATTCAAAACCTGATGACTCCATCAAAATATTTTTTTATCTATAATCATACGCAAATGGCATACGGAGGTCCCCATGGTGAACTCGGCGCTTCGCTGCGCTATCTGTCCCAGCGAGTGTCGATGCCTTTCCGCCAGGTGGCCGGAATTCTAAACGATATCGGTACGGAAGAATGCGTACATATATGTTGGAAATGTAATTATATATAATAAAAACAGGGTTCCAGAACCCTGTTTTGTTATATTGCTCATGTAATTGCAAATATTATTTTTTAGTTTTCTTTAGGAGTAACTACTACAGGAGGTAATATTACAGGCGGCTGGCCAAAAGACGAGGTTATCTCCGCAATCAACAATGAGGTTCTACTTATTAGATTTTCTAGCACGAAACCTCCATTTTCTTTAAATTCTTTTGCTAAATCAATTTCTCTCCATTTATAGTCTTCTTTTTTCTCTTTTTTAAATTTAAGTATAGCTCCATATATTACAGTCAATTTAAATATCTCTTCTGGGTCAAATTTTATGGTTCGACTAACAGTTAATTTTACTATATCTTCATTAACATTGGCTTCTATTCTATCAATACAATTTAACATGTGTTTTGGAGCCTGGACGCCAATTTCAATTCTATTATATGAAATTTTGTCTAGGTAAAACTCCTGTTGTTCTTCAAAATAGTCCGCTAAATTCTTAATCATGAGTTAATTATCTCCTTATCAATCTTAACTTCGTCATTTTTAAAAAATGAAAAAATATTGTTATTCATATCTATTAGCTTTCTATCGTATTTATACGTTGATTCATTTTTCATGCCCTCAATTAACACAGGAAGATTATTCCTTAAATATTCTCCCATTTCATTTCCATTTGAAACAAACATTTCTATCGCCTTTTCAACACATGAGTTTAGTGAATCTCCGCTTTTACTTGCTTCATTAGCCAATTTCTTGTGTAATTCTGGATCTATACGCACATTAAAAGTCCCTTTATACTCCTTTTCAGGATTTTTTCCTACTTCTTTACAAAATTCTAAATAATCATCTACAGCAGCACGGAATTCTTTTTCTATACCTTTAATATCTTCACACTCAAAATCCACCAAGTCATTTATTCCCTCTATTTTACCCCTTAAAACACAGTCATTAGCATTGAATTCTATTTTTGTATGATATCCTTTGTACTCAAGTATATTATTCCCTTTCATCTCCTATATCTCTCCTAAATCAAACAGAAAATCAGCCAAAGCTTCAACTGCACCACTTGACATAATATTTCCAGGGTGTGGCTTGTGCAATAAGATCATTTTATTGTCTAGCTCTCTATAAAATTTTATTCTTGAGCCAGATGTTTTCCTTTTAGTATATTCCCTAAATCCCAACTGCATTAGTAAACTTTTTGCTTCGTTATAAGTATAATCTTTAGGTTTCGACCTTATTCTTTCTTTAGCTTTATCCAGTCTGCTCATTATACAACATTCCCGCCAATGCAACTATTATATAGTTGCATTATACTCAATTTGTCTCGTATTGTCAACTTCATACTATTTTGTTTTTAAAAATGACGGGGCTATTTGCCCCGCCATTAACTAAATATTCTCTTTCGCTTCCCGTATAGCCTGCATGTGTTCCCGGTGTTCAGTGTGTAGTTTGCCAAGGTTAACCTCAAGCTTGTCCACTCTCTTTTCTATGTCTTTCAACTTTTCGATGTTTGCTGAATTTTGTTTTTTCATATCAGCCATATCCTCTTGCAGTCGGTCAAGCTTTTTCGCCGTAGAATCAGTAGATTTTACGATCATATCTAGCTTCACATTGACTTCCGTGCTGTGTCTTGTTTCTTCGACGGCTCTTTCAATGTCCTCGGTTTTGACTTTTTTATTTGCCACATAAATTGAAACCATGACGCCCATCGCTGCGATAATCAGACTAATGACCGCTGGATCTATCATATAATCACCTCCCCTATGATATAAGTTTCAGAAATGTATTTCTTCCTGCTATTCCGTCAACCGCAAGACTATTTCCCGCCTGATAATTCCTTACAGCTTTTTCGCAAGCCTTTCCTAACTCACCTGGCATCTCAACTCCATGCGGATTGTACCCGTTCATGAGGAGCAGCACTTCGAGCGCTGTCACCATATACTGAGTTTCTCCGTAACGAACAGTATGCTGTCCCAAGGCTGCCTTGGTTTTGCTTCCAGCTTCTCCGTCTATTACAAGTCCAGCATTGTAATCCTTATTCATCGCCCACTGCAAAATCTTGACTCCGTTCGCCTTGGTCTTTGAACCATATTCTCCGTCCTCCGGGATATTCGTTCCCAGTATGATATTGGAGATTGCTTGTCCTGCCTTTACGGCTTCTGAAACAGTTAAACCTTTATTCGCGTCATATACTGATACAATCGTTCTTTTTAGCTTTTCAGCTGGTTTTGACGGTGTATTTGTAGTCTCAGCTGTTTCTTTATTCGCGATCCCAAAATAGTCACATATACCTTTGGCCAGAGCTTTCCCAACCATATCAGAATTGTGAATAAATTCGTCGCAGTCTTTCTGATTGGTGTGGAAACCGAGTTCACAGTACATCGTCTTGGCTTTTGGGCTCTTTACTTCGATGAGCTCAGGCCGGACGGAAAAATGGGTCTTCAGCTTGCCTGGATATATTTCCTCTAAGCATGGCGCCACTGCATTGAAAATTTTGCGATATACCGCGTTGTCTTCCCAGAACATCAGCATGAGATATCTTGCTGAGGCGCCTGCTGCATTCGTATGTATTGGAACATATAAATCAGCTCCGAAGTTATTTGCTTCTCTGCTTCTTGCGCCGTTCATTACACCTGTATCAGCTGCTGCTATTTTCACCTCTATCCCAGAAGCTTTGAGATATTTAGCGCAGCTTTCCGCTATAGGCCTTGTGTGTTTATCTTCGTAGCAGCCTGCTTTCAGGCATTTATTTTGATTTACTCCGTGATTAGATGGTGATAAATATACTTTTGGCATTTCCTACTCCTCCTCTATTGTTTCTATGGTTACTTCCGGCAACCCGGCGACTGATGTCAATATGGAAAGCACTCCTGCCAGCATTGCTGCTGATACTACCATCTTCCAGTCTACCTCCGAGATTACTGCCGCCGTTCCTATCATGGCGACTGCAGACTGCGCTATCGTCTTGATTGCCCTCACTGCGGCTGCTTTCAGCCATGTTTTCCAGTTTCTTTTCATAATTGTCCTCCTTTTTTCTCATAAAAAATGACAACCCTGCTTGGATTGTCATAATTGGCTTGATTTTATTTTTTTTCTATGATATATTGGTGTCAAGAGGAAACCGCTAAAAACGGTTAACCGTCAGTAGCTAAAATAGCCGCCTAAAGGTTCGCAGCCGCGGCGGTTATTTTTTTATGTAAATGGTTATTCTGAATTTCTTAAAAGAAATAGTGATTCTCACCATGTTACCACCTTCCTTTAAATCCAAAATCCCTTTTGAATTTTGGAAGGTCAACCGCTTTCGCTCGTCCTCTTGACTATTTTAGTATATCACATTTCTTTAATTTATTCTACCGATACTTCCAGCTTCTCTAATCTTTCGCTGAGCTTCTCTATTGTCTTCTGCTGTTTTTGAATCATTTTGACCAATAGCGGAATAATCTCCGTATAATTCAGTCCCCATGACAATTTTTCATCGTCGATTTCTTCTCCGTGATACGGTTTTTCAACTCGCTCCGTTACTGTCTCAGCTTCGCCTTGTTCATTTTCTCTTTCTACAAGTTCCTCTTCTACAACCGATGCCTGCACCATAGCCATATCACCAATATTTAGGTCATTTATAACTTTTGCTACGTCTTGAGCGCCAAAGCCTAAATGGATTCTCTTCCCACCGTCATATTCGCCGTTTCTTTTATATGCTATAGGTCTGAGATTCATGATAAATTCTTCCTCTTTAAAATCGAACTCCTCGATTACATCCTTTTCCTTCAAATCCGAAGCTGTAATGGAATTCGTAAAAAACGCTGTATTCCAACGATATCCGGCTGAGCCCAAATAACATGTACCATTTACAAACGGCCTAAGTATTGTTCTCATTCCGTCAGACTGCTCTCTGAATAAATCTATAATATGACTTTTGTTGGTCGATAAATTGTTAGCACGCATATATAAATGTCCTATACCATAAAAACATACGTCATTATCGCTTGTATATATCGTCTTATTTTCTGCCCCGCTTGTTGTGCGCACCCATAAGCCGTCGCCGTTTTCAGCTGCGAACCCCCTTGCATAAACATATTTAAATCTGTTACTTATAGATCCTATATCATAAGTATCGTTAGCTCGAGGAGATATTATATTTGCAGATATATTTGCCACATTCAACCCCGCAAGCCCGCCAGCTCCATTGCCTAGGTTATATACGGAAATATTTCCATTCGTCCCGCCTACAGTCCTATAGTTCAGCCAAATATCACCTGAATATGCGCTTGGAACCATAGTTATTTTATTTCCAGAATGCACGAAATCATTTGTTGCCTTTAGGTTCGCTTTAGAACTAATTATCTTTTTTAAAATGGTTACAATTGACTTGCCCATTTATCTTCCTCCTATTTTGTTCGCTTCCAAAAATACACAGTTATGTACGGCTGGAGGTTATTATGTGCACCGCCGCCACCTGTTGTAGCAGTAGTTGAACTGTCATGCAGATAGCTCCACCCACTCTCGACATTCGCTCCATAGACAGTTTTTCAATTCGATGTAGCGCTTCCTACTGAAATTTTACCGCTTTTTCCATCGACAATATCTAATTCCGTAAAATGAATTGTGCTGTCACCGTTGACCGCCGAGTGGCTATGTGATGGTATTTGCGTTGTTGTCAATGTATGCGTCTTCGCTCCGCCGGTTTTCTCTATGGTGTTAAATTCTGTCTCGGCAGAGTTATATCCTACCAATGTTTTTCCTGCCGCAAATCTAACCCACGTCTGCGTCTTAAAAAATTTATTCGGGTCATATTTTGAATTAATAGATGTTATTACCGACCCTATTGGATAAATCCAGTCAATAAGTCTAGCTCCCCCCGAGGAGAGAAATGAGTTCATCATATTCTTCTTCGGTTATGGTGTAATCTACATTGCCTACATAAAATCCCTCTGTCTCTGCCTCTCCAAATAGTTTTACTCCTTTCCCTCCTGCGAGAAAAGACATCGCTATAACTCCTGTAGTCACTTCCTTTTCCGCCGTGTTTATTTTATCAGCCAGTTCCGCCACAAACTCATACGTTTCGTCCACAACTGTATTGTTTATAATCGTACTCACTGTAAACGTCCAGTCGGAAGTAGTCAAGGTTTTGCTCTGATAAGCCGCTGCCGTTGATTTTTTCCATTTCAGCGTCAGACTTCTGCTGTTCTGCCCATCTACACTGGCCACCTTGCCGCCTATCGTCACTTTCGTATACGTCCCTTGTGGATTCGCTGTGCCATCGGCGTTACACTGAAGATATGTCAGCGATGTAATTGTAGGGGGGGCTATATGGCAATACCGAAATACTTACTGTCTTGCTGGCAGAGCGATTCCTCGAATCCTTGACCGTCGTTGTTATAGAAAGCGTTCCTGATGAATTTATCACATTTGATGTGAAGCTGGCCGAGTTGTATGTAACGCCGTCTACCGGTGTGCTGTATGATTTTATGGTCGAGCTATAAGCGCCGGAGGCAGATGCCGAAATATTGAGTCTCGATAAGCCCTGAACGTATCTACTTCCAAAGGCAGATGTAACTTTCGATACGGCCTCAGATACGGAAAGTGCACTCACAGAAGGCTGGAACTCTGAGGTAGTAGGAATTGTGATATCTAAACCAACCTGCTTGCTTCCTATCATACTGCTTCCATTGTACGTGTCAGCCGCTATTGTTATTTTTCCAGTACTGCCTCCTGTAAAGCTGTTTGCTATCGTTTTCGGTACTGTCCATGAGTATGAAGTTCCCACTCCGGAGGCAATGAGAACCCAAGAACCGGAGCCTATCTTGTAATACAGTTTATGCGTAAATGAGCTTGACGCTCTCGGAGTACTTATCGTTACTGCGCTTCCTAAACTAGCTGTACTTGGAGACACTGAAGGTGTCGTTGCTCTTGGTATAGTCGTGCCGGTAAATGTGCCGCTCACACTTGCGCTTCCAAGCTGTACCCCTGAGCTAAACGATGCCGAGCATGAAAGGGAAAGCGAGCCGTTCGCGCTATGTGTCTGTGTGAATGAGCCTGAAGCTATAGTCTTTGAGCTTCCTTTGCTTACTCCTCTGACATCAAATGACGTTCCTGAATATCTCTTTGTCCCTCCTATGGTCACGCTGATACTTGCGCCTCCATTGCTCCATGAAGGAGATGCCACAAGCATTTTCACTTTTAGTGACCATGAAATCTTTCCGGCATTTGTTGCGGCAGACGTTCCCGACTCGCTTACTTCAAGAACAAGCTGTGCCCAGCCGGAACTGAAATTTTTCGTAAATGTCGCCATATTTCCTCCTATCCCAGATAAACCAGATTAAGGTTGTATCCGTTTCCGTATTTTTCGCCTTTTCGCCATGCCCAGTTTTCATGGAGCTTTAATTGATTCTCAACCGCGATGTTGCGCACTTCCAAAACTTCGTTGGTAAAACGTGCAACAGTTACTCCATTATATCTGAACTCAAGGGCATTATTTGTATACACCGAGACTATTGGTGAGTCTGACTTCCCTATGATTATTTCACCGTTTTCAAGACGTATAAACTGGTTCTGTTCTACTATGGTTTCTCCAGTTTCTGTTATCTGCTGTTGCAACTGTTCAAACCGTATTTCTATGGCTCCGGCGTTTTGCTCGATTTGAGTAGACATTTGCTCAATCAGATCTTCTGCCTGTTCTTTTGAAAAATATCCTTCGGTTACTGTCGATAATATATATTCTTCGGTTTGCTCTAGGCTTGAGGCCATTTCCTTTTGCGTTTGCTCAATATTTTTTTGAGCCTCATCTGCCACTTTATTTGCTGAATTTATAGCGCTTGCCAGTATTGCCGGCGTCTCTGTCATAGAATCATCTGACCACGTGATAACTTCCCTTGTCCATAAAAAAAGGCCGGATTCCCATGATGGCATATCTGTTGCCCAGCTTCCGTCTAGCAATTCAGTGTCCGATGACGACAAGTAATATTGTATCTCTTTCTCTTTTATTCCTAATCCAGTTTCTCCTTTTGCGCCAGTAAGACATGTTACCGCCATTACGGTTTCTGTCCCAGAGCCGCTCGTGCTTATGGCCTTTTGCCATATATACTTGCCGTCCTCCCAAGCCGGATAGCTCTCAGACCAACCCTCGGTCGGTGCTTCCTCAGGGCTTTCCGTCTTTGCATACATAAATTTAATGTTTGCTATTGTCTCTGTTTTTTGAGAATATGTGCTTGATACTTCGGTTTTAAAACTATCTATTGTCTGTTCAAGCTGAGAGTATTTAGTGCTCATTTCTGTCGTGGTTGCTAGGCCTTCTGTTGCTTCTTCTATATCTTGCTGCCATATTTTGCTCTCGATTTCTCCTTGTATGACTCCTATCTGAGTCCCTTGAGAAGAAATACTTTCTTCCAGCTCTGATATTTCCGTTGTAATTGTGTTAAAAGCTACGCTAAGCCTCTGTCCCTCGTCATCTATCGAGATCTGAGTTGCTTTTATAACGTTGGTGCTTTCGTTTATTTCAGAAAACAGCGAGTCTATATCAAGTTTTCCTGCTGAAATATTCGCATTGCCAGCGACCATATCATCTACAATTATCGGACTTTTTATCGCGTCTTTGTGGATTCCTGTTGCGTCAAACATGATCTTTCCGTCCGCGTCGAGAATATAGATGTTATAATCGTCATTTGCATCTTTCCTATCTGAACTCTGGTTCTATCCGCATCTTTAATTAAAATCGTATCCCCGGTGATATTTAATCTGCCGCTCTCAGAGCAGACGGTTACTTTATTAGTGTTAAGCTGCCCAGAGGTGATTTTATCAGCTACCAAAGAGACAATCTTTGCACTGTCTATCGTTGCGTCAGATATAAGCGCTATGACTGCGTCCGCAAATTCTGTCTGCAGAACGCTTCCGGTCGCACTGCCAAACATCAGCGTAGATATGTCTGCCACATCTGCGCTTACAATGCCAATATCAGCTTCTGCCGCAGTAAGTCTTTCTTTTACTGAGACGTTTTCCGCCTGCAGCTCTCCTATATCCGCCTCAATAGCCGTAAGCTCTTCTGTCTCAATTTTTTCTATGTCCGCCTCAGCTGCCGTAAGCCGTCCCGTTATGTTTGCAACGTCGCCTTGGAGCACTACTACTTTTCCGTCAACTGTGTTGATTTTCTCTGTATAGCTTGTAGCTATGACAAAATCGCCGTCCTCATATTGCTCTGTTTCCGTCTTCGGATTCTGACAGATATATATTTCAGAATTTTCGTCAAACCACAAATCCCCCTCATCATAAGGGGGATTTGGTTTGCTTATAAATACTCTTCTCTTGTCGTCAGCTGTATCCTGCGCTGCTTCTGCTATTGCCAGTGCGACGGATAAATCCTGGTCCTGTATCTTTACCCAGCCATAATATCCGTTGTCTTCGCTGAAGCCGTATGAATACCCTGTGTCTCTGTCATAATATAGGTCGCCTACATGGCTTTGATAGTCTTCAGGATTCCATTCTGATGCCGGGTAATTCGCAAGGCTAGGCATGCCGCTTCCGAACCAGATTTCTGCCTTGTCATCAATTTTATCTTGAAGTTTCATAAACTCCTCAAGCGATGTATTTATGAAATCGTTGAGAGTCTGATTCGTTTTTGTTACGCCTATCCGCGCCTGCTCCGTCGCTTTTCTTATATCTGCTAGACCTAATTTGCGTTCGAGGTCTTGAGCGGTCCTCACTCCGCTTATATCACGCTTGCTATTCATAACTCATTACCACCTCACATTCCCCTCGCTGTCGACTGTAAATTCCATTGCTTCCAAAGCTTCCTTGATATCGTTATAGCTTAGATATTGCTGACTGTTTAAATATTCGACAATTTCGTAATTATATGTGTCGTCTGATGGATACTGCATCTTATATAAAATTAGCTTTGAGCCATAGCTTGTATTTAAGCTATTTATGTAATTCACAATCTTTGCTTTCTTGGTTCCGCTTATACTCTTTCCATTGCTGTCCCTGTCAGCTTTGAAACTACTGATTTCTTCTCTATACTTTTTGTAAGAACTATAGCCGCCGACGGTCTTCGATATTGAATATTCGCCCGGGTTTTTAGTTGCAAAATCAAATTCCTCAAAGCTTCCGTAATCTTCATATCCGTCAAGGTCCACTTTCTCTTTTCTGTCTAAAACATTATTCGCCAAAAGATTCTTCTTGCTTACCGGCAAATCTAAGCTGCTTATGTAATCGACCTTTTCCGGCTTAGTGTCTCTTTTTTTGATCTCGTCTTTATATTTCCAGTAATCGCCGATAGGTATATTCAATTCTTTGTATTCTTCTATATCTTTTGTTTTAAGAGGTATACGCTCTTCATCAAAGTATTCTCTTGCATTTTTGTTGGCGTATTGCCCGAAGAGGCCTGCCTGTATCCTGTTCATTACCGTATCTTCTACCGGGTATCTTAAATTGCCGCTGTTAGTGTATGAGCCTTTGACCGGAAGGTCTTCGTCGAACATCTTTAAGCCTTGGTACGTTTTTTTAATCTGGCCATACCCTGCGGGCAATAGATATGGTGATGCTTCTAAAAGAGTCTTTAGCCTCGACTTTTCATTTCCATACGAATCTTTTCCAGTTACGAGTTCTTCTACAGGTAGCATAGAGGATATCGGAATACGTCCTCCCGTCAATGTACTCGTATAGGGTAAATCTTCCAAAAGTTCAAAGAAAGCTTGCTCCAAGTTATCTTTAAATGTGTCTTCTGAGTCTTCGTCGTCTCCAATTCCCAGCATCGTCATCAAGACAGATATAATGTCAAACGCGGGATTATATCCGGTCACAGCTTCAAAGGCTTTTCCGAACAGATGTTGGAATACTGCCAGCTGAGCCAATGTAGATGTTATTTTAGCCGCTTTTATGGAATTTCTTTTCTTTGCACTTGAAATGCTCTCTGTATCAATTTCAGCTTCCTTTACAGTATCATACAGCATGCTGTCGAGCTGGTTTCTTACTTCAAGCTGAAACTTTGCGAAAATATTCATTACTTTTGAATTATATAGCTGCGGCATCTGTCCCAGCGACCTGTCTCCCAAAAGCTTTGCTGCCCATTTTCCGGCTTGCTCATGCGCGTCCGCTTCAGACATGCCCCTGCGTATATATTCATTATATTTTCCTCGAACAACAAACTCCGTTGTAATATCGTCTACAGCCTGCATCATGACATAGCCTCGATCAGTGGCTTTTTGCCAAGGCGTACGATAAAATGAACTCGAGCCTTTTCTTCTGACTATGAAATCATTCTGCTCGGCGAAGCCATCATCTTCACCTCTGAGGTTATTTAATTTATTGGACGCTGTTTGAGCAAAGGCTTTTATTGCATCAGCCTTAGGCATTTTAGAAATTCCTTGCACTCCGGCAACGAGGTTTGTTAATGCAGATGAAATATTATATCCTACCGCGTTTCTTCCGGCTTGTTTATCAAAGAAATTTAGCACTGCAAGACCTTTTCGCCCGAAAATTGACTCAAATCCTCTGTCTAGAGCCGCTGTTTTGCCGGCGAGAATATTCGCCTGTTCATTTATGAATCTTGCAAAGGTGGACAAGTGCCCGTCATATACACGCTTTATTTGTTCTTCTTGTTGTTTCCTGTCAAGTTCATCAAGGTTTTCAAGTCCCTTTGCCTGCCCATAAGTATCAGCTATATGCTTCCATATCGCCCTCAGCGTCTGTATGTCGTCAATATGGTAGATCTGGCGGCCTGCTGCAAAAGCATACCTTTCCATTCCCCTTAGTGCGCCGTATGTTGTTCTTATTCCTGTTCTGCGATTGGCTGAGGCGAAATATGGCTGTCCCGGTCTTAACCCTGCCGTTATCCCATTTAAATCAGACGGTAAATCTTTCAATTTAATGTCGTTAATGTTAAATGGTATTCCTATCTTTGAAAAAGTATCTTCCATCGCGTGGAAATGTAAAAAATAATTTTCTCTTTTAGGAATTTCCGGGTACGCGTTTCGTTTTCTCGTTTCATTTATCATTCTGAGCGTGTTATCATAAAACGCTCTCACTTCTGGATCCCTTGCAAGTTTTTTAATATTTTCCTGCGTTTGTTCGTCTGGGAAGTCTTTGGCCAGTTCCTCATCACCATACCTAACATATTCTTGTTTCTTATTGACGTAGAAACCCTCTGCATACATCTGCACCGCCGCGTCCTCTTTGGAACCGGGTTTTATATTGTATTTCTCGCTAAGGCGAGGAAGCAATCCGGTTTTTTTACCTGTTATAGTATTGAGCCACCTTACACATTTACTTTCATTTTCGGCTTCCTTGTTTATAGTCAAATCATTTATTATCTGACCGGCTTTATATCCGAAAGTCTTTTCTATAAACCTTTGTGGCGTGTTATCGACAGAAGAAAACGTCGTCTTACTTTTTGCATTTGAGAAAACCTCGTCAATATCATATCCGTTGTTTTCAAATTCTTTCCTTATTCCCTCAAAAAGCTCATCTTGTACTTCTGCTCGAGTCTTTTTTCTCTGCGGTATGCTAAAAAACCTGTCATAGATTTCTGCTCCGACTTCTTCCGCATCTGGAGTATCTTCTATTTGATAACTTCTCTGAAGACTTGACATGATATTTTCCAATTCTTCTGGCATTGCTTTAGGGTCCATGTCGATATCGAATATATCAGGATAAAGTTCTGACCAATCTTCCCACACGGCCTCAAGGCTTGTTCCATCTTTTGAAAGAATGATCTTCCCCATCATATTTTTTCTATATTCATTATAACTTCCATATTTTGCTTCAACTTCTGTCTTCTGTTCAGAATCCAATTTAACTTTTGTTTGTCTTAACAGTCCAAGAACTTCATTTGCTTCGTCTGTACGCACTTTTTTACTTTTTATATTTTCTACGATTCGCTGACCTATGTCAGTAGATATTCTTGCAATTTCTTCTTCATTGTATTTTCCCTCATGTATTCCCTTGTATAACCTAGCTATATCTTTCGTCGGGTCATATTTGCTGCCGTATAATCGTTTAATTTCTCTGGAGGTGCTGCCAATAGCTGAACGCAGTAACGGCCGCTGCTTTTCCTCTCCTCGCGGCTGCGTGTTTACGTATTCTGTAATCTTTTCTGTAGCCTTAACCGGCGCAATGTCTCCGCTCATTTCAGTAGTTTTCGGCTTTATATCTTTCCTGACAGGCGCAATATCCTCCATGACAGTAGCTGCATTTTCCGTTTTGCTTCCAGCCTCCGGCAATATATCCCCGCGGACAGGAGCGATGTCGTCACCCGTCTTTCTGTTTTTTACAAGAACATCTTTGCCGTAGATTGCCCAGCCTTTTACCGGAGCTATATCCTCGCCTCGTTTGCTTAGATGATACTTTATATCTTCCGGGGAATATTTCTGATTTTCCTGCGTATCATAGTTATATATCTTGACATCTTTTATGAGGTCAGGTATAGTAATAGTAGAAGGCGACCCAATGGAAGCGGAAAGCATTTGCTCAGCCGCTTGGGCGTCTTCTTTATTTTCTATCACTTCCACTCTGACTACATATAAAACATCGTATTTTTCACCACTTCGTGCCGTTATCAATGCTCGCTGCGCCTTGTTGTTCATATAGATAGGTGCGACGAAATAATGAAATTCCTCTCCATTGTTTTTTTTCTGATTCTCGTGCGTATCAAGATATACGGCATTTTCAAAAAGTTCAGGTAAATATGCTGCTGCGTTTAGGTTCTCAATATAATTATGACTTTTGCTCCAAGGATTAAACCTTTTTGTGGGATTCAGAATCTTTCCAATTGTTCTGCGATTTATATCCGCCTTGTATCCTGTCGCCTTGTTCTCATATGTTCCCCTTGGGAGATTCTTTACTCTGTCCTGTAACTCAGCTAATGCAATTTTGTTGTTCTTCTGCACTGTTATGTATTGATTGTTTACTACGTATGGTATTTCTGTTTCCTCTGTGATGTTTTTGTTTCTAAGAGAAAACTTTACATCTAAATTTTCCGAATCAGCGGTATTTAAAAAAGCACCTTTATAAGGTACTTTTTCATCTGTTATTCCTCTCCCTACCAAACTTCCCAAAACATTGGAATCTTGTCTATTTTTCGTTGGTAATAGTGGCTTGTTTTCCTGATCATTTCTTTCACCAACTTCTTTGGTAATATCTTGTATAACTTGGACAGTCTTCTTATCATTACCCGTTCTTTCTTGCTTAATTTGAAAAACATCATCTCCTGTTCCTCTTCTGAAAGCACCCTCGTCATAATTTGGATAGACTCCTTTCCGTTCTTCTTCGGTTAACTCCGCTCTTTCCGCTACGCTTCTTGCTTCTCTTTCTCCCATCAGGTTCTGATAAAATTGGAATTTAACCTTTTCATCTATTTCCTTTAAATTATAGTATTTTTTAATAAAACCGTCAACCAGCGCTTTTCTATACTTATCTCCGCCCTCTTTTGCGTCTTGCTCCTCTGCCTTTTTAACATCTTCCGGCATAAGATTCTCAAGATATTTTGCAAATTCATTTCTCACTACATTTAAAACTTTTTCAGGACTTCCTCCTCGTTCAAAGTCCTCAATAGCTTGTATACGGTGCTGAATCTCATGCAGCAGTGTCTTTTTAAACTGCTTTTCATCTCTAAAAATGTCTTCTCTTATCTTAATAGTGTTTGTAATCTGGTTAAAGCTTCCCCTTGGCGCTCCCTCCTCATTTTCTATAATTTCCAGGTTGACGTCTTCTAATTGCGGATATGCCTTATATAGATCGTCATGCTTTAGTACTTGCTTCAACTTTGATATGCTTTTATCGTTAAATTTTTTGGAAAGTTCGATATATTCAGTTCTCTCTTTATCTGTAATTTCTCCTCTTAAAAACTTCTCAAATAGTTCATTTGTACGCTTATATTCAGAATTGTCTAGTAAATCTGCATCTCCCCGAGTTCTGACTATGGCTTTGCTATCGTCTATCTCATATCGCCATTCATGATCATTTCCATATTTCCAGCCTGTTTTATACCATATTTCTTCTGCACTCTTGCCCTCTTCAAGCATCTGCGCGGCTTTCTGCTTCATCGTTAAATCTGCAGTGCGGCTTCTTTTGCCGGCCAAAGAATATTTTATGTTGCTTTTTTGCTCGGTGTTGGATATACTATTGGTAGAAGATGTTCGCAGGAATTGAGACTTCGGGTTCTTCCCGTATGAGCTCATTATGTCCTGTGTAACATCTTTTATTTTTGTTACATCTTTGAAAAGCTTCCCCCTTTTTATGTTCATAATATTTATAACTGCTTCATAGTAACGATCTCCTATTTTAAATAGTGTATCAAAATAATCAAATCCACCTGTTATATTTTTATGAATATGTCCATCTTTACCATCAGCTTCATTTCTAAAATTAACACCCGCATCTAAAAGATTGTCAATCTCGCCAGAAGTTCTTAATTTTGCCTCATATATATCTCCACTAATATATTTACTAGGATTTGAATACTCATCTCTTCCCTTCCCATTGACAAACATTTTATTATCAATTCCTACTACTTTTCCAACGAACTTTTCATTTATAATATCTTTTGCAATTCTAGGAAACTCTGATATATTATGTCCTTCAAAACGCTCCTGCATCTGATCCACTTCCACGAATCTCCGGCCGTCTTCAAATTGCTTTAATGAATACTTCACCTCTTCAGCTGAATTTTGGGATTTTATGTTGCTTTTTTGCTCGGTGTTGGATATACTATTATTAACATCAGGTTGGCGAGAAATGGCGTATTGTTGAACGCCTATCTCGTTGGCCTGTATTTTTTCTGTCAAAGTTTCATCTTTTCCATAAAACTTTTTAGCATATGCTACCTTTTCTCCGTTTTGTAAGACGCCTATTGAAAAATCAATCTTATATGCGTTGCTTCCATCGTAAAAGCTGACAGTCCTTGTATCAAAATTGATTATCCCTTGTTCTTTGTGGCGTTCATTCTTATCAGGTATATTGGAATTTTGCATTTTGGAGTTAGTCAACAATTCTTCGAGATTATAATTTACACTCTCATTAAGTGCCTTAATATCCTCAATACCTCCAACATTTTTAGGATATCTTCTAAACAGTTCGTTGTACATGTCTTTATCAGGTAATCTCTTAAGAATATATACGTCGCCATCTTGCAGCCTTATTGTCTTTCCAACTAAAGAATTGAATACTTCTCTCTGGCTCGCTCTCGTACCGTCATCTTTTACGAACGTCCCTTTTTCGGCTCTTACATATTCAGTACCGTCGGAGAGATTCTCCAATGAATATTTGACCTCTTCATCTGAATTTGAATATTTTATGTTGCTTTTTTGTTCGGTGTTGGATATACTATTAGTAGAAGATGTTCTGAGGAATGTAGACTTCGGGGTTTCCCCATATGAGCTACTGATGTCCTCAGTAACATCTTTTATTTTTGTTAAATCTTTGAATAGCTTTCCTTTTTCAACGTTTTTAATGTTTATAGTTCCCTGGAAATATTTATTTCCGATTTTAAAAATTGCATCAAAATAATCAAAACCGCCAATAACATCATTGTGTATATGTCCGTCTTTCCCGTCAGCCTCATTTCGGAAATTGAAGCCTGCATCAACTATGTTGTCTAATTCTATAGACGCTCTCATTTTAGCGTCGTGCTCCTCGCGACCAAGTTTTTTAACTGGGAATCCATATTCTCCCGCACTTCTGCCATTTACGAAAACACGATTGTCAATTCCTATCACTTTTCCCGCAAACTTTTCTTTAATAATCTTTGTCGCTAATGCTCCCTGCTCGCGCGTTGTTAGCCCATCAAAGGAAGTTGTATCTTTATCCACTTCCACGAATCTCCGGCCGTCTTCAAATTGCTTTAATGAATACTTCACCTCTTCAGCTGAATTTTGGGATTTTATGTTGCTTTTTTGCTCGGTGTTGAATATACTATTATTGACGGAGTTACTAATGTCGGGGAATTGGACCCCGGGATTTAAGGTAATCTCGTCTTTTTTATATATCAATTCATATTTTTTTCTTTCAATATACTTTTCTATGTTTTTCTTTCCATATACACTTAATATTTGGTTTTCATCAATATAGACATCATTATATGTTCCCTTTCCGTCTACTTTTACAGGAACAATAACTCTGTTATCCTTATCATCTTTCACATCAGTGATGATTAAATAATGGTCATTATCCTGCTTGTATATTTCCAGAGGATTATCCATGCTATCAATAGACTTTACCAGCAAGTCTTTTCCTAAACCGTGATAATTATATCTATTTCCTGTTGGTAATCCTAATTCTTTTGCTTCTGCCTCTGAATAGATAATAGTTTTTACATGTCTCTGCGTGATTAGCATAGGAAGATCTTTAACACCGTTTTCAACCAATATGGCGGGAGTATAGTCCCTTGCTTTTACCTGGCTATTTTGTCCCAGCTCATTATTTAAAGCCTTGTCAATTTCTTTTGAAAATGATTCACTTATATGATACTTTATTTCTTCGTTCACATTTTGAATTTCAGAAGTCTTCTGCGTGCTTCCCAGCTCCTTATACGCCTTTTTAAAGCTCTCTTGCAGCTTAAGCAGTCGTTTTTGCTGCTCGCTTCCGGCTGTGGCCATCTTAACAATTCTCTTTATGTGATTATAAAGTTTCTGAAATATGTTTGGCTCTTTTGCAGACAGTTCTTTTACGAATTTTTCATCAGCAAGAAGATATTCGCCTATAAGGTCTGCGGTCACCTCGCCCTCTATATCTGCGTCGACGTCTTTATATAGTTTCTTTATTGACTCTAGCTTGCTGTCATATTCACCTTTGCTCTTTGCATATTCCTTGAGCAATGTTTTTAATCTGGAATATTCCTCTGTAGTTTCAAGTAAATGCGTAGTTTCATGTCCTATTATAACGGCTAATGCTTGGCTCTCTTTTCCTGCCTCTACATTCAGCAAGACGTTATATGTTCCGTCGCTGTTCTTTCTGACAAGTCCGTTTACTGCCTGTCCGTCCACCTCATAACCAAGCTGCCTGAGCTGCGCGTCGTTTACAAATCTATAGTTTGTCTTGATGTCATTTGCAACTTTATTTACAAAATCAAACAGCTCGTGCGATTTGCGGGTATTGTTCATATTTACAGCTTTGGCGCTTTTTATTAGTTCTTTGGTTATGTCTGAATCAGTCTTTTGTTCTACTACATCAATATCCTCGCTTTTTAGCATTTCCTGTTTATATATTTCCTGCAGCCTTATATCACTTCTCAGTGATTTTTGCATTTTTTCAGCAAGAGATAATCTTGTCTTATTTATTTCAGCTTCAACCCTGCTGCGCTCTTCATCGGTCTTTGCATTTTCAAGTTCTTCTGACAGACGGTTTATGGTTTCTTTTTCTTCTTTTGCAAGGGCTGTCTCTACAGCGTCTATGCTCAGCTCTCCTCTGTCCAGTTCTTCGTTTACTTGTTTTTGTATTCCTTTTATGATATCGTCTTTAATTTCTGTCTCTGAATAATCTATCTTTCCGTTTTCCACCTTATTGATTACGTCTTCTCTGATTGCGTTCTTTTCTTTTTCTGAAAGTTCCCCGAAAGTCTCACTTCGCTCGGCAATTATTTTTTCTACTTCATTGTCTATTGCAGTCTTTTTTCTTTCCTCGCCAGCTCTTTTTTCTACCTCTGATTCAATTATCGCTTTACTGTTTTGAGACGCTCTGTATGTGCCTTTGGCTTGTCCTGCAACTCCAAGAGTTCCACCTGTCAGCCCTCCGGCAAGCCCTGCCTCTAATACCTGCAGTCTGAATCCTTTCTTAACTTCCTCTTTAGCTTCAGACTCAGAGTAGCCTGCTTCCATCAGCGCTTTCACTTGCAATTCAAGATTCGATATATCTCCGTTGGCAAGGGTATCGTATATGATGTTTGCAGCTTCTGTAGCCATCTCTTCCGAAGCATTTACTCCGGTTGCCTTAGCCACGTTCTTTGCAAAACCTTTAAGGTCTGTCGCCGGCACTTGCTTAAGCTTATTGAAATTGCCAAGAGACACCTTTTCAAACAGGATTTCAAAAGCACCTGCTGCCAAGCCTCCCCGCACGGCCTGTTCAGCACTAGCGCCTCGCGCTGTAAGGTCGATGACGGTATCGGAAAATGCTTGTGTGCTCATGCTGCCTAATGTTGTTGCACTACCAACTTTCGCCGCACCACTTAAAGCAGCAGCTTTATTTCCTGCAAGCATGGCAAGAGACATGTCTCCTATAGACATTCCCGTGTTATATAGAAAAGCTCCCGCTGGCCCCATATCGCTTGCTACTTCCTGTCTGGCTGCGTTGGCCTTGTTGGTGAAAAGAAAAGCTCTTGTGTTAGTATCAATTTTTCTATAAGGATTTTTTATTCTTTGTCCCCAAGCGTCAAACGGTGCAACTATTCCGCCAACATTTTTTTGACCTATAGAAAGAATGCTTGCAATCACTTCATGATCTTCTGCAAGTTCAACAGATTTCTCCATTTCTTTTGCTGTCATTTCAGCATTAAGTGCCCTCTCTCTAATATCTGCCATCTTCTTTATTTCTGACTCAGTGTATCCTTTGAGTATCAGTCCGGTTTTGCGGTGTTCCTTTATATACTTATCTAATAATTCAATTCCCTCTTCATCTAATTCATTTAGAAGTTTCGTACCCTCAGTCTCCCAAGCAATGTTGTACTCATCTGTTAAATTATTTTTTTCTTCGTTTATTTCTTTCTTAACTCTTTCGCTCTCTCTCCTTGCCTCAGTCGTTTTTACCCGACGAGCGTATTCCTCTGCAAAACTGATTTTACGCCCTGATTCTGATTCCAAATCTTTTATCTCTTTCTCTATATCTTCCGAAGTTCTGTTCGTTGTAAGAGTTTTTTCAGCAGTCATGCTGCTCTGCCTAGATAAAGTGCTATCCTGCACCGAAGCTTCATACTGCTTCCAATAGTTATCAAATTTTTTCTTTTCCTCTTCAACATTGAGGTTTCTTTCTTTTTTTATCTCTTCTAAGACTTCGAGATATCTTTTTTTCTTTTTATCAGTCATTTTGCACCTCTATAAAATGCTATCTAATATATTTCGTGACTCTTCGTATGATAAGTACCCTTGTGATACTTGTGTGTCTAGGTATTTTTTTGTTGCTTTTATTGCCTCATCTTTATTTCTGGTTGCGTTCAATGTAGCATTTGCAATTCCTGACGCCATCTTCTTTGCGGCTGCAACATATTTGCTTGCTACAGAAGAATCCTTCTTTATTTTAAGATCATCATTGCCTCCGCCTCCACCTGATGAGCTGCTTCTACTTGATGAGGCTTTTTGTGCTGCTTTTTGCAGTTTCAAACTCTCGTTATATTGCCGCTTCTCTTCCGCCAGCTGCGCGTCGAATTGTCTCTTTTCTTCTGCCAAAGCGTTCTCTGTGTTTATCTGATTTAAGACGTTGAGCCATCTGTCATAGTATTCGTTGTTGATCTCCTGCTGCTTGTTCATCTGCTCAAGCACTAAGTTGTTCTTGTATTGGAAGCCCTCAAGAGATAACTCAAGCTGCGCCTGCAAAGCCTGATATGCGATTTCCGCCAGCTTCGCGTTGTTTTGGAGCATTGCGTCCTTTATTGCATTATCGTAGTTTAAAATGGCGTTATTGTACCCCTCGCGGGCAGTTGCCACTCTGTTTTGGTAAGTATTATACATGCTTACCTGTGATGACTCGCTGTACCCGGTGCCGGCAAGGCCGCTTGCCGCCATCTGCTCCGCATTTGCGCCGTATATGTTAGATTGCTTCTGCCAATCCACATAAGCTCCGGACTGCTCCTTTGTGTAATCTTTCTTTGCCTGCTCTTTTTGCTGATTGACCTTTTCTATCGCAAAGTCCGTCTGCTGCTGTTGAAGCTCAGTCTGAGTTTTCTCGTATTCCTTAGTCGCGTCTATCTGAGCCTGATAATACTTATCAGTCTGGTTTATCATGTTGCTATATGTGTTATTTATATTGCTTAAAGCAGCATTTTTATCCTTTTCGACTTCCGTAAACCGCTTGTCGTTATAATCTACAGCCACCTTTTTCCCTCCTTATCTCTTGATATATCCGCCTATATAACATTCCAGCGTCACCGACTCTAAACTAAACCTCGTATCTGAGCAGAATTTAAGCTGTATGTTCTTAAACTTCTTGCGCTTGATTCTGCTGACAAAATAGTCTGTGACGTTCTCGTATTCTCCAATCTTCTCCCACTCCGTCTTTTCTGTCTTGGCATAGACCTCTACGCTTCCTATGGCCTCCGCTACGCAGCCTCTCTTGTTCGTGGTCTTTAAATATTGGGGGTGGTCAAATTTGTCAATTGGAGTCGTCCAATAACTAGATAATCCTGATTCTTTGTCTGTAAGCGTATATACTCCGTCTTCTGTGCCGATGTATAAGACGTCGCCGTTTACTTTCGTGCTGGTTACATTCTTATCCAGCTCCCAGTAAAACCATTCGTACTCCATATGGTTTTCGTTTTGAAATACGCCCCTTGAGTCTGCTACATATACATGTTTTCCTGTGAATACAAGCAAATAGCCTTTCCACTCCTCCATGAGCATGTCTTTGTATTCCTCTTCAGTAAGCAGCTTTCTGTCTACCATAGTGCTTCTGTGGCCTACAACTTGCTCTGTCGTAATGTCTCCTGATATTCCATCTATTCCTCTGGTAGATGCAAAGACTATATCGTCGTTAAAATTCGTCCCTGTGGCCACACAGCCAGTAGATATGCTCGAATGCGTGCTCGGATATATTTTGCCGTATTCGCCGTCCACTACTGGGTTATGATAAAATATCGCTGTATTTGCCTGTGACGGTTCCTTAAATACCCATAAGGCGTTATTCCCCGCTACCAAAGCTTTTACAGGCGCAAGGTCCAGTCCCTCTTCGTAATAGTCAAGGTCACTGCAATAGGCAGGATTATCTAAGCTTGAGTGCCAGACTGTATTCGGATAGTCCTTGTTTCCGCTGAAAAATACGCGGTTATCAAATACCTGAAGCAAAGTACACTTGTCAATTCTGTCTCTGTATCCTGATATAGTCTTTCTAAACTGTACGCTCACATTGTCCTGACCGTCCGTCAGTGGTTCTGCCGGCGCGGTGGTAAAAGTTATTCTCCCCTCAATGGGATTCATTTGATATTGAGTTACTTTTACGCCGTTCACCTTTACCACCGGCGTATAATCAGAGTCGATTCCTTGGGAATCTAAATAGAAGTCTTTGCTCTTGCCGTCTGCTAAAAATGTATTTATCCTTATCCCGGTGAGCATATTTACATCTTCATACGTAGAGCCCCCTCCGGACGGTTTTCTTCCTATGGAGGTAGTCGGTATATACCCCTCCACCTCCTTTATCGTCTCTCCATCATATCTGAGATAATTAAGGCCGTCCTTGAAGTACCATATATTATTGTATATGAAGCTCTGGCTTCTCCTTGGGTTAAGCCCCGAATAAAGAAGCGTGTTCTTCCCATTCTCCGCCTTGTATAGCTTTGTCCCGCTGTGCACCAGAGTATATTCCTTGTTTCCTACAGAATAAAAAAAGATTCCCCATACAGACTCTGTAAAGCTATGGAGCTTTTCCAGCTTCGGACGCGTTCTTATGCTTTCTATCTCTCCGTATTCTTTCCACATGTTCAGGCTATCAGGACTTCTCAGCACATTTACTTCCTCGCCTCTGAAATCCACGCCGCGAAACGAATGGTATATTCTCGATATTAAATCTCCGCTGGACATTAAATCATCACTCCTTGATCTATGTATATGAAGCCGGTCGAATATCTCGGGTCAAGCCTCTGCAGCATTTGCTCATACCTCTGGTTATATATCTGGCCATATCCATTGGACACGTCGCTTTTCAAAATGTCTGCGGCAACACCATACGGCATTATCTCAAGAACATCTCCGGAAAGTTCAAAAATATAGTCGTCCTCTGTGTCTGCCGTTATGGATTTCGGATATTTGTAATAATATATCGTTGCAGTTCCTGGCTCTGTAAATTCAGCTATATCGCCGAAGATTTCAAAGGAACTGTCCTCGCCCTCTTCATTTTCAAACCTTATGCGTTCCAGCTGATAAAAGTCTTCCAATGTATCAAGGTCAAGCTCCAGACTTTCTTCGGTTATCTTCCTTTTCTCTCTTGCGGGTATCTTCTTTATTCTCGCCAGTTCAAATTGTACCTGGTTTATAACGTCGTTTATCTTCTCTTTGATGTCAGGATCATCTGTAAGCTCGCTCTCTGTCTGGCTCGTCTCTTCAATGAGGGCAAGCACTTTCTTCTTCATTTCAAGTAATGTCATGATGGCCTCCTATATGTCCTTTATACATTCGAGTTCTTCTATGGCCTCCCTAACGCTCACAAGCTGCTCGACCGGCTTTATGTATCCTCTGCCCTCTTCTTCAAAGATGAGAATGTCTCCCTCTTTTAGATTTATAACGGTCTTATACTCGCTTTCATAATCTTCGCCCTCTAACTTTGTGATAGATTTAAAGAGCAGATTTGCAAGGCTCTGACTGACATTTTCATTTTCATATTCTATGACGGTATCCTTATCAACCGTTATCCCCGGATATAACTCAATGCTCGGCCTTTTTATGAATTTTTCCATCGTAGTTTTCCTCCTCAATCGCACTTTTCGGAGTTGCACCGAAATTTTTCTCTTAATGCGGCAAATCAGGGCGACTTGCTGTCGCCCTGCTATGTGTTCTTAGCCTGTTTACTGAGTTTTTGCTGTAAGCGGTACCTTGACGACCTGAATACGTGCTTCGTCTATGACCTTGGCTCCGAAAGTATCAAGACCTCTTACGATGTCTTTGAAGCGCTTCTCTGCTCTGAGGGCTTCCACTTCGTTTATCTGACCGGCAAAAGCGATCGCTTTCTTGCCTCTGATGTCGCAATATGCGTACTTGGCTGAGCCGGCAGTATCCTTGGCCATGTTGTTTGACATTATGACGTTAAAGTCGTCATAAACTCCCACGATGCCTTTCTTTATGTATTCCGGGTTGTTTGTCGAGAGTGTAATCAATTCGTTCTTGAAAAGATTGTATACTGCCGGAGTTATCTCAATGACGCCCTCTTCGTCAAAGTTTCTCTCTCTTAAGGCCACTATGGCCTCGTCAATGGCTTTCTTGATATCCGCCTGAGTCAAGTCGGCAGCTGTTGTCACGTTGCTTGTTACTCCCTTGATCAGTCCTGCGACGTAAGTGTCTCTTGCCACAGCCAGACCATGCACCGCCTTTTCCTGATACTTTTCTTTTAAACCCGGTACGGACTGTGCCTGATTGATGTCGTCTACGTAAAAGGCGAAATAGTTCGCCTGGTCGATAGACAAGAGCTGACCTCTGTCGGTCATCTCTTCGATATTGATGTCCTGAGTGCTGTCATACTTTCCGATTGTCGGCTCTCCCACGCCGAGGATTTTTACCGAGGCCGCATATTTGCAGTCCCCCTCATAGTCTCTCAGACAATTCTGTACGAGCTTTGTCTTGAGCTCTAAGTCGTCCTGGATTTTTTTACTCCATATAGACTGAATAAAATTGCTTACTGCCATTTCTTATTCCTCCTTTTCACTGAAGCATGCTATTTCCAATGTTTCATGGAATTGTCGACGGCCTTATACAGTTCAGGGTTTTTGTCAAAGTCCTCTTTAGTGAACTTAAGAGCTTCTTCCCTTGTGTAAAAGTCCTTTACTCCTGTATCCGCTCCGCCGCTGCTCTTCATGCTTCCTATTGGCTCGATTTCTTTCTGTGGTCTGTATTTATTAAACAGCTCCCACTTTTCTTTGATAGATAGACTAGGGTTTAACTTCCCGGCAAAGTCGGTGAACTCTTCGTCCTCTAGCGTTTTCTCGCTGACTCCTATCTTCGCCAGTTCTCTCTTTTCCTCTTCGGACTTTCTGTATCCGGCAAGGTTTGCGAAAACAAGCCTTTCGCGCGGCGTCATGTTCTCCGCTCCCTTGCTTGCCAACCGGTCGACTTCTTCAATTACTTCATCAAGGCCGTAGTCGATTATCTTCTGAGCTTCGTTGTCGGCCAGTACCTTTAAATCGTCGTTGCTGTATCCTCCGTTCTGGTCTTCCGGGATTTCTAAACCCTTTTCCTCATAGAATTTACGCAAGTTGCTTGTCGCCTCTGATATGCTCGACGTGCCTAGTCCTGCGTTTAATACCCTCTCGGCCTCTTTGTATGGCGCGTACTTTTCCTCATACTCTCTGCGGATTTTGCTCTCCTTACGCGCAATCTTTCTGGCCACCATCTCGTCCACTTTCTGATTGAGCTCTTCCTGGGTATAGCTTATAGTTTCACTTTCCTCTTCGGCGGCAGAAACTTCGCTCTCAACCGTTTCTTCTGCAGTCGGTTCCTCTGCGTTTTCAGTATTTTCCAATACCAGGTCTTTTTCTTCTGACATATTTAACCTCCTATTTTTTGTTGGGTGTTTGACTTCACCGCACCATACAGTTTTGTGTCTTACATGTCTGGACAAAATAAAAAGGCTGTTAAGCCTTTAATTATCGTCTGGATTTTCTTTTATCGGTTCGGCTTCTTCTTCAGGCAAGACTTCTTGCTCTCCTGCCATTTGCATTTGCGCATCAGCCATCTGGCCGCCCTGCACCTCAGGGTCTCCCATCAAGAATTGATTTGCCCTTTGCTTCATGAGCTGCGCTTCTGCGTTCATCATGGCAATCTTCTGCTGCTCCTCTTCAATTATCTTTATCGCGTCTTCAAGCTTTTGCTTAGGCATTACAGAGTCGTCGTCTAAAAGTCTTACATAAGTTTTAAGCTCCGGCAGTTTTTCTGCGTTAAACATTCCCGCTTGGAACATGTTTTCAATGCTTTGCTCCTGGGCATACTTATCAAAAGCGCCTTTAGGCGTGATGTCTACCTTTACCGTAGCTTGCAGTTCTTTAAGCTGCGTCTGCGAGACGTCAACAAGCTCCGTTATTATTTCCCCTGTCTGAGGATCCGTAACCTCTTTTTCAAGCTTTATTCCGTCCTTGCTGTAAACGATGAACATATCAAGCCATATTCTGGCTAAGTCCTCTACGAAGTTTTTAAATGACTCCCTCTGCTCTGTCATAGGGCTTTGAGAGGCCTGTTGCACTGCCAAGATAGCCCTGCCCGATGCGTCCTCTGGGTTAACTTGTCCTGTCGCAATATCCCCTGCTCCGGCAAGGTCCCTTGTTACCTGTATCAGGTCCTCCTGCAATTGCTTGACGTCAGGCGACATCTGCGCCGGCGGAAGCGTCGATATAATCTTTGCTACATCGTCTACGCCCAGCCCGCCTTTCGTCTTTATCACTCCTCCCACCTGATTGAGTGCAGACGGGTTGCTCACCTTTTCTGTGTTTACAATCTTCTGAGGATATGCCTGATATTTGACTGTCAGTACGCGCCTGACCTCTGTTCTGTTGACCTCAATCTGATTCGGAATGAGAGTCCTCACCTCTCCCTCGCCTCTGGCACTCCCCTCCTTTTCTTCCCATAGATAGTGCGCCACAGGGTAATAAGTAAGGCCGCTGTCCTTGTCCTTTTTTATGTCTATCCAGCGAGTGGCAACGGAAAAATGCACCGTACCTTTTTCTTTCCACATCTTGGTTATTACCGTTACCATGTTGTCTATTTCAAGCTTTGCCGCCTCGCCCGACTCCTCAAAGGTATCGTTATCTCCTATGATGAACGCCAGCTTATCCTCGCTTAATCCCTCTTCTCTTGCCATCTCCATAGCGTTTGCTACCGGCATGCGCTTTCTTATCAGTATATATGGCTGGCCCTGTATGTCCTCGTCGTTTTCGTTGCCGTAGTAAATGTCATTCTTCTTCACTATTTCATTGATAGGCATTTGTTTTTCGATGTCGTAATTGACATATATTATGCCCTCGTCATTTATCGCTGCGTCTTTTGTTATCTTCCGCCCGACATAGTCCATCTTGTCTTTTTCCCATATTCTGGCGGCCTTTTTATTCAGCATCTCGCAGATCTTCTCTGCCTCCTGCCTGAACTCCTTATTCTCAAAGTTCTGGCTTGAATAGTTCACCGCATAGAGGTTGTTGTGTATTACGCCGACCTTGTACTTTACTATGGGCTTTATGAAATTTTTCTGGACCGGCTCCACGTCTCCAAGCTTCGCATGCTCCCACTGATTTCCGTTGTACATTCTGTAGTTTCTGTCAGTGTCAACATATATGCTTGTCATTCTGTGGTAGTTGCGGCCCTTTTCGTATAAAGACCATATGGCTGTATTCTTGATTTCCTTAATGTCCAATTGTGCTCACCGCCTATCTTATATCTCTTTGGCCTATGCCCGTGCCGTCGTATCTGTTCAAATTGGCAAGTATATTTTCCATCTCTTTCATCTTCTTCTCTGCCTCTTTCTTTTCTCTGTGCTCCTCATATACTCTGGCCGGGTTTATCTTTGATATGTCCGGTACATTTATATCTCCATTTTTGCCGGCTTTGATTCCAATAAAAAAGCACACTATGTTCAGCGTGCTTACAGCTATCATCAGTATTATCGCCTCTGCCATTTCTCTCTCCCTTTCGTTAAACTATCGTAATATCCTCCCCGAAGTCATACGTTCTTTCACGCTCGCTCTCTATGTTAAAGTGATATTGATGTTTTACATGTATCTCTTCCGTATCAAATACCACTTGTTCTCTTGCCTGGTGGGCTATTGCAAGCCCCATCATCTGGTCATCGTGTCTCCCCTCAGGAGCTTCCACTTTGCCTTTTTCATTTCTCACTATCGTCAAGAGTTCTCTGATTGTATCCTCGTCGTTTAGGCTTTCTGTATTTTCTCTCACTATTTCTACCAGCCTTGATATTATCGTCGGTCTTGTAAGCACTGTCGTTCTAAATCCGAACCGCTTTTCAAGCTTTCCTGTGTATGTGTCTTGCGCTTCCCGCACATACTGATTGCCGTAGCCGATTCTCTGCAGCTCCATTATCGGATAACTGTCAAAATTGGCCTCTATGGCAATGAGCGCGTTTTTATAGTATACGCCTAGGCAGTACATCTGCTTTACGTATTGGTCTGCGTCAAACTGATGTTTTAAAACAGCAGCCTGCTCCCCGGTCTTTGCGTTTAAAACATGGCCTGTGAACCAGTCGCTTCCCTCTCCGGCTGTGTCGCCTCCTATGCAGTACTTTGTAATCTCCGGTGAATTTGGAATTTGATATATCTTGATATATCCGTTTCGGTCATTTACCCATTTTATATTGGATATCTTAAGGCCGTCGTAGTCGTATGTGAAATATCCTGTCTTTATAGGTTTTTTAATTGTCTGGAGACGCGCCGTAAGCTTTTCGGTGTCGAATACAGTGTCGCCGGATAATAAAAAGGCCTCTTCAGGCGTGCATGGATATTCCTGTCTTATGAGCCTCTTGTCTATGATCTCCTCATATTTGCGGTAATACCAGTTCAGCTGCTCCAGTGTGAGACCTTTTATTTCGTAAAGCCACTTAAGTCTCTCATAAATCCAGCCGTCTTTTTGCCTTATGTCTTTTAAAAATTTCTCCTTTGCATGCTCGCTTGGAAATTTACTCATATATTCAGGAGTTCGCCACCATTCGTAAAAGCAGTTTATATGCGCGCCGGACTCCCACATGGTTTGATAATCGTTATATCCGTTTGCAGTTGATTCATACACCTTTATGCAGTTCTTTGTAAACGCCTGTCCGAGTCCTGCCTGGATAGGGGCTATCCCCTGCTGCCAAAAGGCACACTCAGAGCCGTGGAAAAAGCTTATAGTCCTTGAACGTCCTACGTCTTTTGTCGCAGTGTCTACTTCCCAGCTTGAGTTTATCTTTTCAAATAGCAGCTGGCGGCGGTTATTGAACTTTTCCGTTGGCTTTAATATGTCCGCCAGCTGCATATATGGGAACTTTGCTTTGTTCTGAAATATAGCTTCTGAGTTGTCTGCAACGTCAGCCAGAGTGAAGCCTTGAAAGTTTCTGTTTAATATGCTTGTTGCCAGCTGGTACGCTGTAACCAGCGTAGTAAATCCTTGCTGGCGGCCCTTTAATATGAGTATTGAGATATCTTGTATTAAGCCCTCTTCAAAATCCTTTATCGCTGCATTTAGTCTTTCAATGAAATCCCTTTGAACCTCATTAAAAAAGAACGGCGTTGTACGCTGTTCTTTATCTACTACCACAAATTCCAGTTCTATAAGCTTCTCGGGATTTTTCTTTATCTCAGCTAAGAGCTGCTCTGACGTTATTATCTGCCCTGCTATCGCACGCCTTAACTTTTTGTCGTAGTCTATGCTTTTTAGTTCTTTCCATTTTGCCTTTCGGCGCTCGATTAAAAAATCTGCACTATATGTCATATCAAATCTTCCAGCTTATATGAAAATTCCATGCTGCCCTCAATGGACTGTTTGTCTTTCCAGTCTTCCGGTTGGCGGTTCTTTAGGTAGAATGTAATCGCTTGCGTGTCCGGTGCAACATGGACCTCGTCAGTTCCCTCACGCAAAACCTCTCTTACGCACTTTCTCCCTCGCTCGTCATAGTATTCTTCTTTGCATTTAAATGTTTTCTTTACTTCTGCATTGTAGCCTCCTGCTTTTCTGAAAAGCGCGTTTTCAATAGCTGAATCGGCAAGAGCCTTACTTTCTTTTAGGGCCTCTTCAAGTTCTTTATATTGACTTTTATATCTTCTGAAAGTTGAATATGATACTCCAAGCTTTCCGGCTATGCTTTCCTCTGTCGCTCCTTTTCTGCACCACGCCCTTACAGCTTCGATATATGGTTTTACGTGTGTTTCGTATTTGCTCTTTTGTGGCATTTTCTTCACTTCTTTCTCTGCTCGTTATTGTTCTCCCTTAATCCTTTGATTTTATATTTTTAATTTTTTTAACCTCTTTAAAAGACCGCAGACCCTAAGGTTGCTGCGGTACGTTCCGTTATCTTTAATAAATATTTTTTCTATGTCCTACGTTTACAACATAGATTAAAACTTCTTCGTCTGAAATCTCTGTTATTATCCGGTAATCTCCTACCCTGTAGCGCCACATACCAGAATAATTGCCAACGAGAGACTTGCCCTGGCTTCTCGGATTTTCACAATTTTCAAGATTTTTTCTAATCCATGCAAATATCATCTTCGAAACGCTCTTGTCAAGTTTCTTCAGCGTTTTAATTGCTTTGTCCGTAAATACAACTTTATACATTATCGCAAACCCAGTTCTTTCTCTGCCTCTTCAAGCGTGTATATTTTCGGATTTCTCTTAAAATCTTCTTTTGCCTCTTTAAATAATTCAATATCCAGTTCATCTTCTATTTTTTCTATGGCGCTCTGCCTCATAAATTCTGATACAGTCATTCCGTGCATATCTGCATAACTGCGTATCAATTCATCTTCGGCGGGATTCAGTCTGATTGAAACAGTCATTTTTATCGCTCCTTTCGTAATACATTGTATTACATTTCTGCGATTATGTCAACGTGAAATTTCCTATCCTTATGAGTCAGCTGAACTCACTTTCATTTTTTCCCCACATTATCATTATAAATTAAAAAGTTTTCCCGTGCGTCTCATCTTTTACAAAAAAGATAATTTTTTTGCGACTTCATATACGAATTTTGACTTGTATCTGCTGTATGTAGCTCTTCCGGCATCATGCGGAAATGGCGCTGCATATAGAATATTTTGCCACACTCCTTTGATGTATTCTTCGGGTATCTCTTTTTTTGCCTCTTCAATCGCCTTTATCCTGCTATATATCCTCTCAAGCCTTATAGCTGTATTTGCTGTCGGATCCCCTATCTTCGTTCCCCTGGGCTGTCCGTCCATCACTCCGCATATAAGTCTGATTTCCTCTTCATATTCGCTTTTTAATCGGTCATAATCTCTTATGGCATATAAGGTCTGCCGGTATAGATTCGCCGGCAATATCCAGGGGTTTGATTTCTTCCGCTGATAATCTCTCGTCATTTTCACTCCTTTCGCATTACAAAAGACCTATAGAATAAGTTCTTCTATTGTGCCCTGTATTTCCTTGTACGCTTCGCGCATTGCTTTCGTGTAATTTATTCTTTCGCCTCGCGCCGTTCTTCCTTTTGACCATCTCTTTAGGCGCGGAGTCTCCCTTGTTGAAACCATTATGTATTCGCGGCATATAGTATCCGTCAGTTCATTTTCGTATACTTGCACGCTGTCTTGGTCTATCTGATAATCTTTTAGACTTTGAGGTTCATCTTCAATATTCTTGCGGCTTATGATTTCCTCTTTGCCCTCAGGAATTACGATATTTCTGCTCGTTGTATATCTCTTCTTCGATATGTCGCCGTTTTCCATATGAAGAGCTGCCGCCTGTTTTAATAAATAGCTCGCTAGATCTGCATAGTTAGGATAGTCCCACAAAGGCTTATGAAATACTGTCCCATGTGGCCAGCATTTTCTTATTATCCGGAAAGGTATGTTGCTGCAGACGATATGATGATGAAGCCTCGTTCCCACTCTCTCCGTTACGGCAACTCTTTTAAGCTCAATACCCTCTTTCTGGCACTCTCTCCTTATTCCGTCGAGAAAAGCCTTTAATATTTTTTCTGCCTCTTTTTTGCTCGGTTCCGTTTTGTATGTTAAAGTGAGCAGATGGTCGCCTGGCTTAAAGTTGGTGTTTAAAATAAGAGTCAATCTGAAAATCGCATACCTGAGATTATTACGCCAAACTTTCTCCGAAGTCGTCTTTTCTCTAGGTGCTCTCTTCATACACTTATCCACTGTCCGTTTCATCTTTTCTCTTGTGATTATAGTCTGCCCTGCGACATACCTTTCTCTTATGTACATACTCTTTTCCTGTTCTATTGTTAATAAGCTTAGCAAGCGTTACTGCTCATACCGAGCGCCATAATTTCCTTATATATATGTAGAAAAAATTCCTATAGGTTT